TACACAGCAGCAGCAGGCGCATTTGTAGCACAAACAATTGAATACGCACAAGATGCAGCACCAACTGGTAGCACATCAGACGTATTTCACAATGGTACAGCAGCAATAGCACATGTATTAGCAGAAGGCGACATGTGGCTAGATCACGGAGCAGGCAAGCTTACACTTAAAGTATATACTTCGGGTGCATGGGCAAACGTTGGCGTAACGGCAATGACTACAACACCAGCAGGCAATCCAGCGACTGGTACAGTATGGCATGACGGCGACATTAACGAATTAGCACTTTATGAAATCGAAGCAGACAGTGGCACACAAAAATGGAAGCGTGTAACTAACGTTTCATACACAACAGGCGCACCAGCAGTTGGATCAGTAGGCGATTACTGGATTGATACTGATGCAGCAGGTTACCCAGCAATTCATCGTTCAAACGGTTCTGCTTGGGTACTAAAAGACAATGCAGACCAAACAACATCAGCAGGCGTAGCATTTGGCGATATTACAGCTAATGATACAACAGCAGGCTCATTTGAAGCAACATTACTAGCAGGTTCTCCGGATCCATTATTACACCCAGTTGGCACAACAGGTGTTAACATGTGTCGTTCAGGTGGAACAGTACGTGTTTATAATGCATCACTAACAACAGCTTGGAAATGGCGCAACCATGCACCAGCACAAGTTGACGGAGCAGGATCATTTGGTCGTCACGCACAACGTGCAGTAGTTGTAGCAGCAATGCAAGCATCAGCAGCAGGCACAACGTTACGCGAAGAAACTGTAGCATTCCGTTTAATTGCAGCTCCAGGTTATCCTGAACTTACAGACGAAATGGTAACACTAAACAGCGATCGCAACGAAACAGCTTTTGTTATAGTTGATGCTCCACTACGTTTAGCACCAGCAGACGCAGTTGCATGGGTACAAGGCTCAGCAGCTTCAGCTAACGGCGAATCAGGACTAGTAACTAAGAACACTTATAGTGCAGTTTACTATCCACATGCATATACAACTAACCCATCAACTGGCGACAATGTTGTTGCACCAGCTTCGCATATTGCATTGTACACATTTGCGTACAGTGACAACGTGAGCTATCAGTGGTTTGCACCTGCAGGCTTAACACGTGGACAAGTACAAAATGCAGCAAACGTTGGTTACCTAAACAGCGAAAACGAGTTTGTATCAGTTGCAGTTAACCAAGGTCAACGTGACGCAATGTACATAGCTAAAATGAACCCAATTGCTAAATTCCCATCGGAAGGCGTAGTTGTGTTTGGACAAAAGACATTAAGTCCATCAGCTACAGCACTTGATCGCGTTAATGTTGCACGTCTAACAGCGTACTTACGTGAGAGATTTTCAGAAATTGCACGTCCGTTCTTGTTCCAAGCTAATGACAGTAGTACACGTACTAACGCAGCAGCAGTGTTCAATGGCTTCTTAGGTGGAGTTATGCAAAACAGAGGCGTATATGACTTTGCAGTTGTATGTGATGAAACAAACAATACTGCAGCACGAATTGATGCAAATGAATTTTGGATTGACGTAGCAATTGAGCCTACTAAATCAGCTGAATTCATCTACATTCCAATACGTATTGTTAATACTGGCGATTTATAATCAGTATATGCGGTAAATGATGTAAAAAACATAATAAAGGCTACAATTAACGTAGCCTTTATTTTTTTGAACCTTTTCGCATAAATACAATATATAAAACTACTATCAGTTTAAAAGGAGAAATACAATGGCTGTAATACAAAATTTTGGTGTACCAACAAAGGACGCCTCAGCAACAACGTTAATGCCTAAATTGCAATATCGTTTCCGTGTAACATTTAGTCTACTAGGCGACAAGACTAGCAAAGACATCGTAACACAAAACGTAGTAAGCGTTGGCCGACCATCTGTTACACACGAAGAAGTTATCGTTGATTCGTATAACTCAAAAATGTACTTAGCAGGCAAGCACACATGGGAACCTATTAGTATTGTTCTACGTGATGACATGAATTCAGCAGTTGTTAAGGCACTGGGCAACCAGCTTAACAAGCAATTAGACCACAATAGCCAATCAAGTGCTGTTGCAGGAAGTGTATACAAGTTTGACATGGCAATTGAGACATTGGATGGTAACAACGGCGAAGGCAACACACCAGTTGTTTTTGACAAGTGGGAAATCGAAGGCGCATTCTTATCAGGCGTACAATATGGTGATTTAAACTATTCAACATCGGATATGGTTCAAGTCACAGCAACTATCAGATATGATAATGCAAAGCATGTTATTGTTAACGGCGCCAAAGATGCAGATACTTTATCTGGCGAAGTACGTGGCACAGGCACCGGCGTAACTCCTTCAGTATAATGAAGTAATGTAAGAAAAGAGAACAGTGCATGGCAATCGTTAATCGAGCGTACGATATTTATAACCAGGCAAGCAGAACAGGTAAAACTGAGTCTGTGCCTAGACATAAATTTACATTTATAGCATCACTTGACACAGTTGAGGGTGCTGTTCCGCTAGATAAAATATTAAGCGTTACTATGCCAAGTTGGAGCTCAACAGCAACAACAATGAATGCATACAATGCTAAACGTGTTGTACAGACCGGATATGACTATACGCCGATTACTTTAATTGCGTATGATACTAGAGATCCAGCAGCCTTGGAACAATTTCTCAAAAAGTATTCAGCGTATTATTTTGATGGTCCAATGAATATAAATGGTCCTGTTGATATGAACTTCAAAAAGGGGTTTAAATTACAACAGGACCGTAACTATATTAAAACATTGACTATAGTAAGACAAGGTAGCAAAACAGATATAAACGAAATCACTATATACAATCCAGTTATCCAGTCAATTGATGCAGATACATTAGATTACAGTGACAGCAGTTTAGTTCAATACAGAATACAATTTATATATGAAGGCTACAGTATAAACACATACGAAATTCCAGGCAATCTAAGTCTATAAATGGCTAAGTATATGCAGGGCATCTACGAGATGTCTAATCCAAAAAAATATATCGGTAAGCGAGCCCCGCGTTATAGAAGCGGATGGGAATTGGCAGTATTTAGAATGTGTGACAATCATCCAGCAGTTATAGGATGGGGAAGCGAAACCCATAGAATTCCGTATAAGCATCCGTTAACGGGTAAAGCAACAACATATGTCCCAGACTTGTTATTAGTATATCAAGACCGACAAGGTAATAAACATGCAGAAATGGTCGAAATAAAGCCAGCGAAGCAAACGTTAGCAGAAGCAAAGACTCCAGCAGATCAAGCTGCAGCAGTTGTAAACCACGCAAAGTGGGAAGCAGCAAGAGCTTGGTGTAAACAACAAGGTTTATCCTTTAGAGTTATTACAGAACATCAAATATTTAATAAGCCAAAAAATTCCAAACGTAGAAAAAAATAGACGTATATTATTTGTAATAAATACATATATAAAAATGGAAATAACATGACAAAAAAACTTGAAGAAGAATTTAATTTGCCATCAATTGAAGAAATGATGCCCGACGCGATTATTCACGAAGTAGAAGAACTAACAATAGAAAGTGTTAGCACGGATATAGCTAAGTACCAAAAAGACCTAACAATTGCTGAACGTGCAGACAAAGCATTGCCATTGGTAGTAGGTCTAGAAGAATTAGACAGAGACATGGACAACTATGCTCAAAAAGCAATGGATACATTTAAGTCATTGGTTGATTTAGGTAAAACAGTAGAAGATAGGCACGCAGCTCCTATATTTGATAGTGCTAGTAAGATGTTAACAGCAGCATTACAAGCAAAACAAGCTAAAATGGATAAAAAATTAAAGATGATCGAACTACAAATGCGTCAACGCAGGTTAGATCAAGATGAAAAGAAAGCAGATGCATATGTAAAGGATAAGCTAGGAACCACTGACCAAGACGATGAAGTAGTTGGACGTGTAATTGGTAGCAGAACTGAACTCCTAGATGAAATCATGGAAAAAATGCGCAAGTCTGATAAATAGTATTATGGAGAGTACGTCATGAAATCTTATACACAATATCTTGCAGAATCCAAGAAAACTTGGAAATTTTGCATTAAAACAATTCATCAGTTAACTGATGATCAGTGTGATCGCATTGAGAAGCACCTAATCAAATATGACTCAACTGGACTCGGTGCTGAGAAGAAAACAATACTACAGAGCACACCGCGTGACTTCCCTCAACACAGAGGCTACGAAGTATACATGTATGAATTCGAAACAAATTTGATTGCAACCGGTAACCAAATAGCAAATGAGATTAATAGCTTATATGGATTAAGTGGCAATGTTCTTAAAGTAAAAAGCGAACACGAACCAGATGAAGATGTAGTAGAAGAAAAAAACGACAGTCTTTTAGCTGACCCTGATTACAAGGAAGCAGAAGACGTGAACTCAGATGAACATCACGGCGACAAGTATAACACTAGTTTTTTAGAAGAACTAGCAAAGCTACGCAAAGAAAAGGAAAAAGACAATGAGTGATTTAAGCAGAATAGTAAAATTAGCAGGCCTAGCTTCCACTAGCGTAGAAGAAACACCACAGCGTGAAATGAAAGCAGACCACACAGCACCAACAGCACCAGAAACACAAACTGAAGCAGTAGGCGAATTTGCAGAACAGTTATATGCGCTACAAGACGAATTAGGACTTGAAGATAATATACTAGTTGACGAATTAGCACGTTTTATGTCGTCTGACGATATTGCAGCATTTGTTTCAGACTTTCGCAGAAACAATGATATGAATGACGCAGAAGGCGAATCAGACGTAGAAGCCGGAACTGAATATGACGATGCTGAATATGAAGAATCAGTTGAAGAAGATGCAATTGACGAAAATGAATTGCCACCACATTTAGCTAAGTTCTTTGATAAAGATGGAAATTTAATTCCAGCAGCAGAAGCACGTGTACAAGCAGGTAATGCAGAACGTGCAGAAAAATCAAATACAGATGAAGGCGTTTGTGCCGATTGCGGTTGTGAAATTGCAAATCCAGATCCAGCATGTGATTGTCAAACACACGCACACGCACCAATGGAAGCAGCAAAGCCAGACTTTGCAGACATTGATGGCGATGGCGACAAAGAAGAAGACATGAAAAAAGCTGCAGATGACAGAATTGAACCAACAATGAACGATGAACCTGAATACAAAGGTAAGAAAAAAGAACCAACTATGTCAGAATCTCCTACAATGGACACTACACAGTTAGTTACACTTATGAAGAACTCGGGTATCTCAGAAGAAGCTATTCAGATTAAGTTAACTGAATGGGCTAACTCAGCACTCGATGCTGCAGAAACTGAATCAACTTCACATGGTCTACCATACGAATACGCACAGACTGTAAACCTAAGCCTGAAGCGTTATTTAGATGCAGAAGACCAGAAGGTAGCAGTAAGTGAGCACACAGTAGAAAACATGAAATCACTGTACGAAGCTAAGAAGACTAAGTAATCTTCAAATCCTCAGCTAGTATACAAAACAGCGTAGTTTTAATTAACTACGCTGTTTTCTGTTATAAATAGTATTATGAGCGCAGATACAAAATTAACCAAAACACCGTACCAAAAAGAAAACTTCACAGAAGAACAGCTAATCGAGCTGGCTAGATGTGCAAACGATCCCAAGTACTTCATGACACAACATTGCTGGATACAACATCCTACAAAAGGTCGAATGAAGTTTGAGTTATACGATTATCAAGAAGACTTAGTAGATACATATCATAACTACAGATATAGTATTGCATTAGTAAGTAGACAAATGGGCAAATCAACAGCAGCAGCAGGATATTTGTTGTGGTATGCAATGTTTGTTCCTGACCAAACAATTCTAATTGCAGCACACAAATATAGTGGTGCAAGTGAAATTATGTCACGTATTAGATTTGCATATGAAACACTCCCAGATTATATTAGAGCAGGTGTTACAAGTTATAATAAAGGTAGCATGGAGTTTGATAACGGATCTCGCATAATTGCACAAAGTACTACAGAAAATACCGGTCGTGGTTTGTCTATATCACTTGCATACTTAGACGAGTTTGCATTTGTGCGTCCAAACATCGCCAGAGAGTTCTGGACAGCACTATCTCCTACATTATCAACAGGTGGTAAGTGTATCATTACAAGTACACCAAACCAAGATGATGACCAATTTGCACAAATATATCGCGAAGCAGATAGAGCACAGGATGAATTTGGCAACGATCAGGAAACTGGTAGAAATGGATTTAAATCCTTTAATGCAGACTGGATGCGCCACCCAGACAGAGACCAAGCGTGGGCAGATGAAGAAATGGGCAAGATTGGCGAAGAACGTTTTCGCCGCGAACACTTAAACGAATTTATTGCATTCGACGAGACACTAATAGACAGCTTAAAATTATCTACAATGACTGCAAAAGAACCGTGGGCAAAAATGGGACAAGTACGCTGGTACCGCCCTATACAACGAGATAAAATATACATGACTGCATTGGATCCTAGCCTAGGAACAGGCGGCGACGCAGCAGCAATACAAGTAT